ATGATCGCTTGGTATTTCAACCCGAGCACAAACTTTCCTACCTCACAGGTGTTTACCGGTCCGTCTGGCAATAACACTGGTACAAATTCTGGTGGTTCTGGTGGCGGTGGCCAGAGTAGCCCTCCACGCACACAGATCGCTCCTACGCCTGCGGTGACTCGCGTGACTATTCGTGCACCTTTCGGCTATGCGGCACCTCCGGAGAAAGCACCTGATGTTCGACCTCAGTTGGTGCAGAATTACACTGATTACGAGCGAGATGCTGGTGTTGAATCAGGTTATCGTTCGCGGAAAAAGCAGTCTGTTTTTTACTTCCCTTATGTTCCTTCGCAGGTTCAATATTCTGGTCTTGGTTCCGAGTGGGTCGAAATTCCACGACAAGGCAATTTCCCGATTGTTGAATGGTCGAACTGGAACTTGCTTAAAGTACAAATGGAATTTCTGATCGCTGAGGATCGTCAGGAAAATGGTGGCGCAACTGTTCCTGACGGCATTTTCAACAGCGTTTCTCGACGTATCCAAACGTTGCGTGAAATGGCGCAGAGGCAGGCAGCGGTAAGTGTTTTTAACTTGGACGACATGTTCCGGGTCCAACTACTTCGTGCGAAACAAACTGGTAAACCAATGCAGTTTGTTATTAGCGGGTTGGAAATAACCGCACTGCGACGGTCGCAAAACTCTATCGAGAAAGAAATAACTGCTGCTCAAGTGAATTTGACGTTGCAGGAAATTCCGATTGAAGAGGTTACTCTCGTAAAGATGTCGCCTCCTGAATTTTCCGAAGATCCACCGAAACGTAAAAAAGATAACGACGACACCGAACCATCAAACCCCCTTTATACAGATACATTCGATTTCTTCTGGTAGGCGTCATGAGCGAAAAAGACATTGCCGAACGCCGTGGGGATCTGATTTTTTTTGATCCTAAATACGCAGACAGCGAAAGTGATCTAAGCCGCAACCTGTTGAGTCTCGAAGTGTCGATGGGTATCGATTTGGCCACTCAGGTTACCGCTCAGGTGCACGACAGCCAATTTCGACTTGCGCAAAACAACTACTTTGTTATAGGCAGGGACGCATTTTTCCGTACATCTACTGTCGGTGATTTGAGTGAAATTCATGGCACCAACAGCGTCCGCCTGCAGGACAATTTGTTCATGCGTCTAGAAATTGCGGCCGTTGCTTGCTCGGCTGGGGTTGGGGCGCAACCGGTGTGGACTGTTGAACTCCGCAATAAAGCGGTTCAGCAGATGCGTCGCGATAAGAACCCTGCATCGATCGAAGGCAGTGCGCATGACTACGTTATTAACGCGGCTCAAAAGTATGGTCTGGATGTAGTTGCTCAACCGACTGATAAAACGCGGAAGATCAATAAGGCAACTTCTGATCGTGCTGCCGATTCGGTGTGGGATGTGTTGCAAAATTTGGCTAGCGAGTCAAAGTATGTGGTATTCGAAACCGAAAATATTTTGTTTTTCGGTTCTCAAAAATGGCTTCTTGGTAGATGGGGTTCAAAGACGTCGGCTTGGCCTTTCGAATCTATTGCATATCACCTTAAGCCCGGCGATCGTTACAATTATTGCCTCGTAAGTTTCCCACCCAAGAAAGACGAAACGTTCCGTCCGGTAACAATGCCTGACATGCGCCGGTCGGATAACGATCCCCTTGAAGTTCAGGGGTCGGTTGAGTTGGAAAGGGAAGCCGGTTCTGCGTTGCGCCCGGGAATGAGTGTTTATATTGCCAACTATCCGACATTTGAAGGGCTGTATCTAATTGACAACGTCGAGTATTCACATCTTGGCACGGCTCCTGTCCGGGTTTCCTTCCGCTCTCCGGAACGAGAAGAAAAAGATATTCGCCAATTGAAGGTTTTGGACGAATACATTGACCCATACGAGGGCAACAGTACGTTTTATGCGAGGAAGTTTTGATGGCCGCTAACTTCATTTCACAGCAGAGCGGCGCGTCTCACCCGTTACAGCCCGGAGGTATTTATCTAGGTACCGTCGCAGGGATCAATGGGCGCAAATTGCGTATTTCCGTGGAACACATTGGTATTACTGTTGAGACCAGTTTTGTTGCGGCGCGTTCCCCAAAGGAGCCTTTCCGTAAGGGTGATCGTGTCGTATGTGCTTTTCTGAATTTAGAAAAAAACGATTTGGTGGTTCTTGGCCATGTCAATAGAAATTGGGATGTGTTTACGCTTCAGACGTTCTCGAACGTCCTCCAAAGCAGGATTACCGCCCTTGAGGAAGAAGTGGAAACCCTATCCAGCCGTCTGGCAAATGCAGAAACAGCGATAAACGCGTTGCAAACAGGCAAGGCGAATGTCGGCCACACCCACTAATACCATGTAAAATATAGCCAGAGGTGCCCGATGGACTCAATTAAATTCCCCATGCAATTTACTTCTGGCGGTCTGTCTCGCGTCGCGGAGGAGTCTGACGAGTATTATCGCCAACTTCTAGCGATCTCAGCGTTGACTGAGCCCAACTCGCTTCCGCTTACTCCGGATTTCGGTATTTGGGACCCCACCTTCTCGACCGTCGAGAAAGGCCAGTTTGTGCTTCACTCGTCGCGATTTGTCCCAGAAGTCGAAATTGAAGAAGTTGACGTGAGCATCAACGACGAAGGTGAGTCGGTCGTTAGTTTTGCGTATAGGAGACGGTAAAGATGCCCATGGATTTCACTGAATATGTTGATCTAAGCGTCCACGACCTCAGCCCTACCGATATTTATCTGGGGGCCATCGAACTGGCGCGTCTCGTTTTGCCGGAATTCGAGTTGCGTCAGGGCACTCCCGATGATGCGCTGTTTCAAGCAATGGCACAAATGTCGGCTTTGCAGGTTGTAGCAATCAATCGTCTCCCGAATCGCTTGATGCAAGGCATTGGGGCGATTATGGGTGTTCAGCGTGACGAGGGTCGACGTTCGACAGTTACTGCGACAATCGTTGCTGACTATGACGGCGCGTTTATTCCGGCGAACACAAACGTTATTCAAAATGCCACTATTCTCGGTGAGCAGGAGCAGTACTACTATTCTACTGCCACAGATGTGACTATCCCGGCCGTGACAGTTACTGAGAACCCAGATGGTTCACCGGCTGCTTTTCCTTCCGCCGATGTTGAACTGGTTGCGTTGTACACCGGTATTCAGCCGACCGTGAACGCCAACACTGATTTCGTACTAGATGTCGTCAATCCAAGCGTTTTGAACATTTTTTCTCTCGACGATTTTGTTAACGGCTCAAATGCCGAAGAAGCAACTGCTTACATGGATCGTCTGGCAACAAGCCTTCGTGGCGCCAGTAATACCGTCACCACCGCAAACCAAATGCAGGCATACTTGTTGGCTAACCGAACAGACCTCAGCAAGGTGAAGGTTTACGACAACACGGACCCGGAGGATGCGTATTCTGCTCAAATTGGGTCCGCGCCTTCACGCGGCTATACCGCGATTTACGCCTACGGCATCAACCGAACCCTAACTGAAGAAGAGTTGTATGAAGTCACTGTCGACATTTCGGAGGTGTCGACCGCTGGTTTGAATATCTCAACGCAGAACTTTACCTTTATCGATCTTGGCGTAACTGTTTCATTTGTTGTCGATCGGGCCTATGACCTCGGCGATATGCAGCAACTCGTTGTTGACCGGATCCAAGATTTGCTTTCCCCAACTGGATTCACCAGCGAAGCGGAAGCAGTACAGACTTCTGAAATCGCAAACGTTGTTCGAAGTCTGACAGGCATCCGATATGTTGAATCGGTGGCGCTGTCTGACCCAGACAATCTTCTTGCCAGCGGCGATCCTCTCATTCAGGTCGACGCCTTTGGCAACTACAATTTCACGAAAAAGGGAATTCTTCCTTTCATCGACGCTGTGAATATAACTGCGACGGGTCGGGTGCAGTAAGTTGGCTCGCACAGTAAATCTGCTTTCGTCAGATGACAGTCTGTCCGCTCTTAATGCGAGCGGGGTTCTTCGCGACGTATCAGAAGTCAATCATGGGTGGACCCTTTCGGGTGGATCGGCCGCTCTGGTAGCGACGCAGGCCAACCGAGTTTCCCCTAACTACTTCTCTCTTAGAATTACTCCCGACAACGAAGTGACGCCTGTGCAAATCAACATGCCGTTCATTAACGTGGACCTCGGGCAGATTCCTGATACGGAAGTAATTTTCCATTGTCTCGTCAACTGCGAACGTCCCCTTTTGGCTGTTGGCAAATTGACTGAGTACACAAGCGCTTTCGGTGACGAGGATGGTGTTCGGTCACGAACCGAGGACGGCCGTTTTTCGTCAATACGAACCAACCATGTGCCGTTCGAAGCCGGGCAAACTAATAAAAATTTGAAAATTCGAGTCCAGTTCACCGAACACCAAGGGAATCCGATTTTTTTCACGATTCCTGTTTTGATGGATGACGATGCTTATCTGCGAAGCATGGCTGTTCAAAACATGCGGAAGCAGTTGCCCACATTTTATTGGGATATTGATTCTCAAGAAACGAACCCCGATAACCCGTTTTTCAAATTGATTGATATTTTGACTTACGCAACTGATAATGTCGCTCAGTCGTATATCGAGATGTTTGATTACGAGTTGAACGAACTGTCTATTTTGAACGATGGGACTGAGGATTGGGCTCGCAGTACGCTCACCGACGCCAAGTATGTTGACGAAGATAAACGTTTGTGGCTCGCGCAGTTTACCGGTGGCGATCTTAAGTCTAATGTTTCATACCAATCGTTTACATACAACACGAACGAATTTGTGAATGTTGACCCCAACGTTTCACCGTTTGACGACCAGTATTGGCTCACTGAATTTTATGGGACACGAAACACCGATGTAAGCACCACTTACACTGGGAGCGATAATTATTACGCGCTTCAGCATCAATATTGGAGCAAGTTGAATGGCACATACAACTGGGGCAACTTGCGTCAAAACATGGACTATTTGTCTTGCCCGTATTTGCTCCGGGAGATGGACGACGATGCTGGCCGTTTGTTTTTCAATTGGGAATTCAACTTAAAATCGGCTGACTACAATGTAAATCCAACCGATCCCTTTCCGTACGTCAACATGAATCTGCGTGATCCTCTTAGTGGAGGTTACTACGACATCCCTGCTATTGCTATGGAATGGTCATACAACTCCCAAACTGTCCATAGTTTGAAACAAACGGATGACCCGACTGAGTGGTTTTACAGTGAGAAAGACCCTGCTTTTCAAGCATTGGCCCGCTTCCTAGGCAAGCACATTGTTATCGATCCATGTAGTTTCAACGGTTACTGGCGGCCATACCGGATCGGGTATATGACAAATCACGATTTCAACCCCGACAACAAGACGGCTACTACATCACTTCAAGAAATAAATTCATACGGGGGGCCGAGCGCGAATAAACTTGTTCTCGACCCGACCACTGTAGACATGTCGAGAGATATGCACCACGCAATTTTCGCGTCCCCATATACCGAAAACGAAGTGTATATCGCCAAATACTATGTGCAGGCCACACACTCGCCCGTAAGTGGTTACAACACTTTCGTCACCCAAACTATTGCTAATACATTCGGAAACGCGAGTTTCGGTTCCCGGCTTTGTATTTCTGGTTCTGGTAACGCCTGCGCAGCGTCCGACGAAGACCACAACATTTACGTGTATCGAGAAGTAGTCAACAACATGGTTCAAGTCGGGAATGCTTTGAACGGCGAACTGGATGTTGTTGACATGAAAATGGACTTCGATGGCACGAATCTGTTTGTTTTATATCACGCCGGCGACTACATGGTTGTTCGCGTATACGAGTATTTCACGGCTAACAACGATTGGAATGTTATCCACGAAATGCGCATCGACGGAAGCCCACTGTATTTAGATGCTCTCAACGATTTCACCCCTCAGTACCGGCCCTACGGACGGCTCGTTGTTTCTGATGATGGCAACACGATCGCGGTAGCCAACCCTGTAGCCAGCCTTATTGACAACAACCAAAATTTTGTATCCGACAATCATGATGGCAACCATGGTTTTGTTCGGGTGTATAAAAAGCGTGACAACCAGTATCTTCAAGTTGGTGAAGATATTTACCGTGCTGTTCTGCAAGATCCTTCTACTTTGCCGAGCGGCGCATCAGTTGTTTTTGGAACATGTATAGATTTGGACTCTAAGGGTGACACGCTGGTTGTCAACTATGGCTGCTTGTATGATTTGATGTCCCCGGCCTTGATGAGGCCGAAATCGGAATCCGCTGAGGATACTGAATGGCGAGAGTCCGGTCCTCCCGCTGCAGATGTTTATGATTTGAAACAGTCTGGATGGACTTTGCGAGAAACGCTCTCTAGCCAAATTGACTCAACATACTATATTGGTACGAGCCCTATTGAGCGTCCGACAATCGTTTTCCCGCAATCTGTAACTCTGAGCGACAACGGCGAAATCGTATCAATTTTGCATAACGACAATTTTTTTGCTTCTGACGAAGTGTTGGAAACATCGTTTACATGGGACCGTGACCTAAAACGCTACAGGCGCACGTTTCAGGGTAGTACATCGGTTGAGACTACACCGGCGATTTCAATCAAAACGCTTCAGGACCAAGTGTTCCGCGAAAGGCCGATGCATCGCATCTCTCAATACGCGATGATGCCGAAGTATGCGGATCTTTTTTCTAAGGATGGCTTCGATTGGTCGCTCACCTACGACTACACGAATCCCAACAATACGCCGTCACCACGCGTTTTGATCGGATTTTCCAAATACGACAATGGCTATTATTTGACACGCAACAACGCTTTCGAAACTTTTTTAAAAACGAACGCTGGGACAATCGGCAACAAGTTTTACGTTGAGCAAGGCGACACCGTCTGGGAAATCGGTTACTCGGGCCAATGGTGGTTTTCGGACCAATTGGGCGCTGGGGGGCCAGACCCGACAAACGAGGGCTACTACTGGGTTTCGTACGAATACATCGAGAAAGTTGTTGGTTCTGGCGATAGAACTCCAAGCAAAAATGAGTTCGAATCGTTTAACTTCACTGGTTTCCCACACAACAACATTGGGTGCAAACTCCATTTGGTCGACTCGGAAAACGACGAAACCGTGTTTATCGGCAACGGCGACTTTATTGAGTGGCAGTTGGCGAACTCGTATTATGGTCGGTCTGCTGGTTCTCGTACGTCGATGGTTGGGGCCGTTCAACAGGTCCTCACCGGATCGAGAATTGTTGCTGTGTCGCCAAACTATGAGGACCAGTTCCATCGTATCCATCTTCGCACCTTGACCTCGGAGACGCCCACGGTCGATCCTGTGACGACATCGTCGGGTGCGGTGCTGACAGCGGTGGAGCCGACACGGCCTGCCGGATTCATCTTCACACACGAGACAGTTGATAAACTGTTCATTACACTCAATAACATTGGTATCGGGCGACTCGATCTTTTCGAACTCGGTTAGGGGTAATCATGGCTGGCGCAGGCTTCAAAGAATTCCAATCAGAATCAGTCCTGACGGCGACACAAGTAAATACGTACTTGATGCAGCAGTCGGTCATGAATTTCAGTGACACTTCTGCCGCGTCGGCTCAGATCGTCGACGTTAACGGGTCGAGTCTGTTGTCTGAAGGCATGGTCGTCTATTCCCAGCAGGAAGAGCGTCTGTTTGTTCGCAATGGTTCTGGGTCATGGGATCGCGTGGGGACGAAAGACGAGATTGATGCTCAGGAGGCTCGTTCTGGCCAGATTCTGGTTTACATGGAAGTCATCAACTAGCCTGCTCTTAACTGGTATAATGTATAAGACGTAACCGACTCCTCCAAAGGGGATTCCTATGAACGCCACTTTCATCAAAGATGCTGCCGAGCGCGCTGCCAAAACCTTCATTCAGGCCTATCTGGGTGTCTGGATGGCGACGGGCGCCGATTTTGACGGCCTCGCTTCCGGAGACAACCTCAAGGCGGGTGTTGTCGCTGTTGCCCTTTCGATCGCCATGAGCATGGGCCTCAAGAACGTTGGCCCGAATAAGGGTTCTGCTTCCGCAGTCTGATTGGCAAATCTTTGCCCGGTTTAACCGGGTCTCTGATCTACAATTGAGTAGGTTTAGGGAGAAGAGGCGCCAATGATCGCAGGCACTTACAACATTACATGCGAGCAGGGCGCGTCCTTTCTTCGCGTCATCAGGCTAAAAAGCCCTGATCCGACTGACCCCACGGGTGAAACCTACGTCGATTACGACCTAGAGAACTACACGGCACGCCTACAGGTGCGTAGAACCGTGTCATCTGACTCGTTCCAGATCGAATTAACCACGGAAAATGGTGGGATTGTTCTGGAGAACGGCGGGCAAAAGGGTGAAATCCGTTTGATTATGACGGACGAACAGACGGCTGCCCTGACCAGCGACGGGGTTTATGACCTCGAAATCGAGTCAGCCGGCGGTTTCGTGAGCCGTGTCGTCGAAGGGACATTCACTCTGAAGTTGGAGGTGACGCGGTGAGCGAGGCTGTCCCCAATCAGGTATACGTGTATCAGGATTCTCCTAATTCCGTTACGGTAGAAGAAGATGCGCCTACGATTATCGAGGTTCGCACCGGAATTTCGTCTGGGAATACGCGACGCCACGTTCATGTCCAGTCATCTCCTGAAAATTCGTGGATTGTCAACCATACGCTTGGTGGGAAACCTTCGGTAATGGTGGTTGATTCTGCAGATACAATCATCGTCGGTGATGTAACATATATAAGCAACACGGAAATTCGCATCGACTTCACATCAGCGTTTTCCGGCTCAGTATATCTCACGTGAGGCGGGTCCTAGATGGCAACGAAATTCGTCACAAATCTTGATCTAAACGAGAATCAGGTTCTGAACGGACGTTTTGAGTCCCTCGCATCAGACCCGACGACGAACAACTTTGATGGTCGCCTGATCTACAACACGACCGAAGGCACCATCAAGGTTTACGACGCAGATACCTCAACGTGGCGCAAAGCGCTCCACGCCCTCTCGTCGAACACCACCGCACTCACTATCAGTGAGTCTGCGGGTTCCGTCACCTTCTCCATCGCTGACTCTGTCGCGTCGGGCGCTTCCGGGTTGCTTACCGGATCCGATAAGCAGAAACTCGATGACGCCGCATACGTCAACACCGGCTCCGTTCTCGCTATCCGTGACGCCAACGGCCGTCTGCAGGTTTCAGCGCCAGTCAACGATCTTGATGCCGCCAACAAAGCATACGTTGACGCTGCCCGTACCGGACTCGACGTCAAAGCCTCAGTGCGCGCAGCGACCACCGGAGCACTTAGCATCACCACTGACCTCGAACCCGGAGACACCGTCGACGGAGTCACACTTGCTCAAGGCGACCGTGTTCTCGTAAAAGATCAGGCTTCCGGTGCAGAAAACGGCATTTATGTCGTTCAGGCATCTGGCGCCGCTGTTCGCGCTGATGATGCTGACAGCACCGCTGAGGTTTCCCCGGGCATGTTCACCTTCGTTGAGGAAGGAACGATCAACGCTGACGCTGGCTGGGTTCTGACGAACAACGGAACGATCACGGTCGGCACTACCGCCCTTGAGTTTGCCCTCTTCTCGGTTGCCGGAACGATCCTCGCTGGAGACGGCCTGTCGAAGACCGGCGATGTCATGGATGTCAATGTCGCGGCGACCGGTGGCATCCAGATCACCAGCGACAATCTCGAAATCAAGATCGACAGCAACTACAGCGGCTTGACCACGACTGGTGACGGTCTTGCGCTTCATAGCGATGTTGCTGGTACAGGCCTGACCTTCACTAACGGCGTTCTTTCGGTCGACACCATCGACCTGACCAGCGCTTCGGGTAACGGTGTTAGCGGCCTGCTTCCGATCTCCAATGGTGGTACCAACGCTTCTACGGCTGCGGGTGCTCGTGGCACCCTTGCTGAAACCTCAGCCACCGGGCTTACGACCAGCACCCCTGTTCTTGCGCGAGTTGCCGCGCAGTCGCTGGGTGATGGCACAAGCACTTCGTTTACTGTTCAGCACAACTTCGGAACGCGTGACGTAATCGTACAGATTTACGATTCAACGACGTATGACACGGTCATCGCTGATGTGGTGCGAACAAACACGAACTCGGTGACTGTTGCGTTCTCGACTGCTCCCGCCTCGGGTGCGTTCAAGGCTGTCGTCACCGGTTGATAATAACCGCCTTGAGGGGCGGTTCGACAATTTGACGATCAGTTGAGGCTGGTTCAGCATGACAAGATTTGTAGGGACGCCTGTAAAGGGCGTCGAATTCGCGAACTTAGGAGACGAAGCCGTCTCCGTCAGGGTCAATGGAGATTCTGTTGCGCGAGTCCGAATCGATGCTGGCGGCCGATTCACTTGGTCTGATGGCTCCCAAACCGGAGATGTCAACCTTTACCGGTCTGATGGAAGCACACTCAAGACCGACGACACGCTATTTGCTGCAAATGGCGTAATTACTCTTACCACTTCCGGTGCTCCGACAACGTCGCTCCCTGATGGTGCGATGGCAATCGATACGTCAACTGATCGTCTGTATTTGCGCAGCCAAGGTGCATGGGTCAAAGCAGGAAGTGCAAGCGTTGAACTCTCCGACTCCACACCGACAGGCGACATCGCTGACGGCGATATGTGGTTCGACACCGACGACGGCATTCTGTATGTCCGTAACAACAATCAGTGGGTAAGCGCTACGGGTGCAATCGACTTGAACTCGTTGTCCGACGTAGATGCCGCCAGCCCAACCGACGGACAGGTACTCCAGTACAACACTTCGACCGCCAAGTGGGAAGCAAGCACTTTTTATGCGCTTCCGGCGGGCGGCACGACAGGCCAAGTTCTCACGAAAAATGACAATACGGACTACAATTATTCATGGCAGGATGTGATTTCGGCTGACGGTGGTGCCCCAACCACTTGGCTCCGTGCTCATGTCTCAATCGATGCAGGCGGGGTTTAAATGAGCGCAAATGTCGTAATTCAGTTCAGGCGAGGAACAGCGAGCGAGTGGTCGACCGCTAACCCCACCCTTGCCGCTGGCGAACTCGCGATCGAGACAGATACCAACAAACTTAAGGTTGGTGACGGAAGCACGGCTTACAACAGTCTTACCTACGTCTCGACACTTGAGGCAGGCGTTCTTGGGGATATCAGCAACGTCACCCTCACCAGCGAAGCCGACGGCGATTTCCTTCGTTGGAACGGAACCGCGTGGATTAACGATGCGGTTAACCTCGGCACCGACTCTGTCGGCGACTATGTCCAGAACCTTGTTGCGGGAACCGGTGTAACGCTTGCTGATAATACGGGAGAAGGTGCAACGCCAACCGTTTCAATTGGCCAAAGTGTTGACACTAGCGCCGACGTAACCTTTAACACCGTTTCAGCGAACCTGAGCGGCAATGTCACTGGCGATGTGACCGGTGATCTGACCGGCAACGCGGACACGGCAACAAGCCTTGAAACCGCTCGCACAATTCAGGTTTCTGGTGATGTTGCCGGCTCTGCAACCTTTGACGGCACCGCAGACATCAACATCTCGACAACCGTTCAGCCCGACAGCGTCGCCCTCGGAACAGATACTACGGGTGATTACGTCGAAAGCATGTCTGCTGGAACTGGCGTCACCGTCACCGGTGGTACCGGTGAAGGCTCAACGCCCGTAATCGCCATTGCTCAGAGTGTTGCAACCACGGCAGATGTCACGTTCAACAGTGTTGAGACGACCGCTGACGTAATCATTGGCGGAGATCTAACGGTCAACGGAACCACGACAACGATCAATACGGCAACCCTCGAAGTTGAAGACAACATCGTCACCCTCAATTCCAACGTCACTGGCGCCCCAAGCACCGACGCTGGTATCGAGATCGAACGGGGAACTTCAACAAACGTTTTGCTCCGCTGGAATGAAACAAGCGACATTTGGGAATTCACCAACGACGGAACAACTTTCTACCCGCTGCCGACCGTCATTGACGATGTTTCTGACGTCAACGCCTCTGGTGCTTCAGATGGCGACATCCTCGTTTACGACGCGGCGAATTCCGTCTGGCAGCGAACCACTCCGGACCTGAGTCTTTCTACTGGCCGAAGCGATGTCACGATCACCTCGGCACAGGATGGCGACTATCTCCGTTGGAACGGCACTGCGTGGGTCAACGACCCAATCAACCTTGGAAGCGACACCGTTGGCGACTACGTCCAGAATCTGACTGCGGGAACAGGTGTCGCTCTGGTCGGGAACTCTGGCGAAGGAGCGACCCCGACAGTTTCTATCGGTCAGCCAGTTGGAACAGCAGATGACGTCCAGTTCGGCACCGTCACCGCCAACCTCACCGGTGACGTTACGGGCAATGCTGATACGGCCACAGCACTGGAAACTGCTCGCACGATCTCGCTCAGCGGTGATGTTGCTGGGTCTGTTTCCTTCGACGGAACTGGTGACGTTGACATCACCGCAACGGTTCAGGCAAACAGCGTTGCACTTGGTTCCGACACGACCGGTGATTACGTTCAAAACCTTGTTGCTGGCAATGGAGTTACTATTACCAACAACTCTGGTGAGGGCGCAACCCCGACCATCACTCTCGACTCGACCGCTAACGCGACCTTCGAAGACCTGACCGTCAACGGTCTACTTGATGCCTCACATATCCATGGCCAGTTGGCTGGTCCTGTCTATTTGCACGTCAAGAACACCAGCGGTTCAACGATCGCCAAGGGAACACCTGTCTACGCTACGGGTTCGGTTGGAGCGAGCGGCGCCACGGAAGTTGCTCCTTCTGATGCGGCAACAGCGGGAACGATGCCCGCACTGGGTATGACAACCGCAGAACTCGCGAACAATGGCGAGGGTCATGCCGTAATTCTTGGTGTCATCGACAACATGAACACCAACTCGTACACGGTTAACACGGTTCTGTATGTTGCCGATGGTGGAGGACTAACCTCGACACGCCCGACCGGTGAGGACGACAAGATTCAGGCTATTGGTCGCGTCATTCGACAGGACCAGTCCACGGGAGAAATCCTGATCCTTGGCGCGGGTCGCGCCAACGACACTCCAAACCACCTCGACACCGACTACATCGATTGGGATGTTTCGTCGTACACGCCTACGTCGAAGCCGACCCACGCGGAAAGCCGCGTTTGGTACGACTCAGCAAACGACGCTCTCCGCATGGACACCAGCCAGACCGGTGTCGATATTGCGCTCGGTCAGGAGCGCGCCCTGTACGTATACAACAACTCAGGGGCCAGCATTCCCGCCGGGTCGGTTGTTTACTACACCGGGGAAAATTCTGCCATTCCAACCATCTCCCTCGCTGATGCGAGCGATCCTGACAAAATCAACGTTGCCGGCGTAACCAAGGGGACCATCGCAAACGGCGCCCATGGTTTCATCATCATCGACGGAATTCTTCTCGGTATCGACCTCTCGTCGTACTCCGTTGGCGATCGACTCCACTTGTCGGCTGCAACTCCGGGTGGACTAACAACCAACCCGCCGACCTACCCGAACTACGCGGTCGAAATCGCAGAAGTCCTTCTCGCCTCGAACCCGGGCTGCTATCGGGTCAACATCGTTTCGGAAGTTTTCGACGATATCCGCGTTCGGGAAGATGCCCGAATTGACGGAAACCTGACTGTTGCTGGAAACCTCAGCATTCTCGGAACACAGTCAACCGTTTCGGTCAACAACCTTGCTGTCGATGACTCGTGGATCTACCTCAACGGCGGCAACACGATTGAGACCACCTCATTCTCTGGTTCGGGCCTCAACGACGGAACGCTTGTTGGTCACTTCACCGGAACATCCAGCACCACCTACTACGTCCGCATTGACAGCGTGGGCGGTGGAACTGGCGGCGTTGACACGTTCGAATGGTCAACCGACAACTTCTCGACAACCGAAGCAACTGGTGTCGACATCGGCACCTCGCCAACTTCCTTGTCTGACGGTATCAGTATCGAATTTGTTGCCACGACCGGTCACACTTCCGGCGCCACGTGGTCCGGCACCGCGTCTCCAGTCAATATCGACTTGGGAATCGCCGGTAACTACAACGACGGCACCTACGCCCATACTGGTTTCTTCCGTGACACCACTGACGGCTACTGGAAGATTTTCGACGGTTACACCCCCGAGGTGGACGGCGACGTAAATACCGGTCATGCCTCGTTCAACCTTGCCGACATGCAAGCCGCCAACTTCCGTGGAGATCTCGTTGGCAACGCCGACACTGCGACTGCTCTCGAAACCGGACGCACGATCTCGATCAGTGGCGATGTTGCTGGATCGGTCACCTTCGACGGTACCGCTAACGTTGATATCGCGGCGACCATCCAAGCCAACTCGGTCGCTCTTGGCACAGACACAACTGGCGATTATGTGCAAAATCTTGTCGCCGGCACCGGTGTCACGCTGTCGTCCACTACTGGGGAAAGCGACACGCCAACCGTTTCCATCGGTCAGGCAGTTGCAACATCTGACGATGTCACCTTCAACACGGTGACTCTTGGAACCGCCCCCACCCAAGACAGTCATGCGGTCACAAAGTCGTACGTTGACAACATTGCGTCTGGCATTGATTGGCATGAAGCAGCCGATCTAGGTACTGCCGCAGCCCTGCCAAACAGCCCGACCTACAGCAATGGAACATCTGGGGTTGGGGCAACCCTCACTGCCGGCTCACAAGCCCGCCTCGTTGTTGATGGCACGAACGCAACTGCGGGAGATCGTATTCTCGTCAAGAATCAGGCGACCGCCTACGAAAACGGCATTTACGTTGTCACCACACAAGGCGCTTCCGGCGTGGCGGCGTGGGTTCTTACGCGAGTTGCCGACTTTGACGGCGGCGATACGGGCGAGGTTGTTCCCGGTGAAGCCGTTCTTGTCCTTGGTGGGGCAACGAATGCTCGTCAGGGTTTTGTTGTCACATCGACTTCTGATCCTCACACCATCGGCACGGACGCGATTACGTTCACCCAGTTCACTGGAACCCAAGCATTCACGGCAGGCGCCGGTCTCACTCAGACTGGCAACACGCTCAATATCGAAACTGCCGACACGGGCCGCATTGTCGTCAATGCTGACACCATCGATCTCGGATCTGTCGCCGTTGGCAGCACAACGGGATCGAATACGTCTGATTTTGTTTCGTCAATCACAACCGACGCATACGGTCGCGTAACTTCTGTTGAAACGTCGAATGTCGGCCAGTCCCTGATCACGACTGCCGATGTTACTTTCAACACGGTCGCTGCCGACCTGACGGGTGACGTTACCGGCAACGCCGATACGGCTTCCGCTCTCGCCACGGCTCGAACGATTCAGATTTCTGGCGATGTTGCTGGCACGGCGACGTTTGATGGTTCCGCAGATATCAACATTTCGACGACCATTCAGGCCGATTCGATTGCGCTGGGCACGGACACCACTGGCGATTACGTGCAGTCACTCGTTGCGGGAACTGGCGTAACTCTTGCCGACAATACTGGCGAGACCGCGACCCCGACGATCTCTATTGGTCAGTCTGTCGCTACAACCGACAACGTTACGTTTGCTGACGCAACGCTTGATTCGATCAAACTGACTACCGGTGGAACCGATGCCGTTATCGATTGGGTTACGGATTCTGTCCGCTTGTCCAACGATGGGACCAACTACTACCAGATTTTGACGGTCAACGATACGTTCGGTGATCTTTCCGACGTCGACATGTCATCCCTCGCTCCGTCAACTGGCGACATCGCGTACTTCGACGGATCCAACTGGGTTCCGTATCCGTTGACCATTCAGAACGCAGGGAACGTTTCTACGTCAAGTGAGGCGTCCGGCGACATCCTGCTCTACAACGGAACGGACTACGCGAACACCCCGCACACGGTTGCGAACATCACGGATGTCTCGATTACCGCTGCTGCGTCCGGCGACATTTTGCTGCACAACGGCACAGACTGGGTCGACACAGAGCACACCCTTGGGAATATCACCAACGTCACCTTGACTTCTGAGACGGACGGCGAGTTCCTGAAGTACAACGGCACCGCTTGGGTTAATGCCTCCATCCCGGAGATCAACACCCTCAACGATGTCGGCAACGTGACAATCACGTCGGTTGCTTCAGGCGAATTCCTCAAGTGGGACGGCTCTGCGTGGGTCAACGCGTCAATCCCTGAAATCAATACGTTGAACGATGTTGGCAACGTCACAATTACGAGTGCCACATCGGGTGAGGTTCTTCAGTGGGACGGCACGGCATGGATCAACACGGATCTTCTTGCGAGCCCATCGCTTACCGGCACGCCGACCGCTCCTACTGCGGCGACGACGACGAATACAACTCAGGTTGCTACGACGGCGTTTGTCCAGCAGGAAATCGCTGCTCTGGTCGACTCGGCACCCGGAACCCTTGACACGTTGAACGAGTTGGCCGCTGCTCTCGGCGACGACGCCAACTTCTCGACGACAGTCACTAACTCGCTTGCGCTGAAGGCGCCACTGGCTTCACCGACGTTCACGGGAACGGTGACCCTGCCGTCTGGCACGAACGTTACCGCTGGCATCGTGTCGTCTACTGGTAACAGGACGTTGGCACTCACCGATGCTGCTGATGTTGTGATGATGAACTCAACCTCGGCCCTGACAGTTACCGTGCCAACAAATGCTGCGGTTCCATTCCCGGTGGGTACGAGCATCACGATCGTTCGCCAAAACACTGGCGATGTCACGGTTTCGCAGTCGTCAGGAGTCACAGTAAATGCTGCCGTGGGTAAAAAAGCCCGCGCCCGTTACTCTGCTATAGTTTTGACCAAGTACGCAACCGACACATGGCTGTTGACGGGTGACCAGAAGGCGTGATAATCGATGATTAACAGGATAGGCGATCTTCCAAAAGGCGATTTCACGTTCACTGATAACAGCAGCGCCTCTGCTCAGCGAGATGCGGTTGCTGCCCTCGGTTTTACAAACGTTTCTTGGACAGCCAATACAGCGAATACGACGAACGCTGGCCTCGTTGGGTCCGCGCATCAGGTTGTTGTCGACGGTACCGCATATACTGCAACTACATCGTTCACTGGTCTCCATTATGCGACTTCGATCGAGTTCCGTGCTTTCGGCCCGTTTTTCCCGCCGCACTTCCCGCCCCACTTCCCGCCCCACTTCCCACCGTTTTTCCCGCCATTTTTCCCACCTCACTTCCCGCCGTTCTTCCCTCCGTTCTTCCCGCCTCACTTCCCTCC